CAACTGAAATGTTTGATTGGGAACGGCATGCAACATTGCCCTTGAAGGAGGTGATTGCGGTCATGGAGGAACAAACTCAACTACAAACAGCTGGAGGTTTTAGCATTTTTCGGGTTAGTCCAGGTATCGCTGTGTGGTACACTTTTTATTACCTGAATTATGCTTGTCCGCTGAAAACGTTAGCCGCAATCGTTCTGGTGTGTCCCGGATTGAGAAGTGTAATGCAAGATGAGTTCTTGCATATCGAGTTCATTCAGCCTGAAATGCGATACGTTGATTATGACGCTACTGTTAAGACGCCTATGGATGTATTGCAATACCCAGAAGTTGATAGTTACAGTTGTCGAATGAACGATAGGTTTGGTGGTGCTAAAGTCCCAGTATACGTCAAGAAAGTCATATACAATGAGCAAATCAACACCACAGTTAAACCAAAATTGGTCGAAAATTGGACAGACAAAGATACAGGCATTGGACGAGGTCATGATCATGGTACAAATTTGTACTATGTACGGCAATCGTATGTTGACCACAGTTGTTCTGAATGCCATTATAATGTTTTTGTGACCAATCGAGATGTCCAACCGGGCGCGCTGAACGAAGTTAACCTCGGGTATATGCAGTGTGCATGCACAACCATCAGACATTTGGACGGTGTAGTCGTGAGATTTGTCCCGACCATGCGCAGGCGGACAGAGTCCTGGGGTGATTATTTCACGATGGTTTTTGTTAAGATCATGGGCTCACTTGTTGAAGTTGAAATGACCATGTCAAGAACGGTTGAACGAGTGGTTGAGAAAATGTTGAATCCGAAATATCTCTTTGAACCACTTGGCATTGCAGTGAGCCTAAAACAATTGGCAGCAGTTCACCAAGTTCTTGCGTTAACAAAATCCACAGACAACGAAGTCCGCGCGACAGCTATACGCTCTGTTGCAACTGCACTTGAAAAGATTGGCGCTCCTGACCCATTACGCGCCTCAACTGCTGTTGTCACTGCTATTATGGCTGATATGACTGCCCGTCCAATGTTGAGTGTCTCTGAGGCATTGCGCGTTGCACCACCTAAGCCATCGGGTTTTAAGAACTGGCTGTTAGGGTGGGCGGCTACGCGCTTGAGCACTCACTCGTGAGATTGCCAACACGTTGGGGCCACACGTGCCGGGAGTGTGGGCCTCAAGTCACTAGTCCAAGAAGGTCAGTTAGTAACCTCGCATTTAAATAAGTCGTATCTACCTTATGGTAAGGCATTCCTAACAATTGCGGTAGATAACGCTAAATTTCATGGTATGCGTGCTAACATGACTTTAGGGGCTTGTGTTGTGTGTGGCAAAATATCCCAACTGGCCAATGGAGTGTGCATTGTGTGTTGGAAAAATGATAAATCACGGCTTGCTGTACCATTGC